AGTGAAGAAAAACTTCTCAAGTTGAACATGGCTATGATTGATGATGTGGCAAAAACAATCCACGAATTCATGACAGAATACAAAGCTATGGAACAACGTCCTAAGGTCTTATTTGTCATAGACAGTTTGGGTATGTTGCTTACCCCTACCGATATCAATCAGTTTGAAGCGGGAGATCTTAAAGGCGACATGGGTCGGAAACCTAAAGCATTAACAGCATTGGTTCGTAATTGTGTAAACATGTTCGGTAACTATAACGTAGGTATGGTTTGTACAAATCACACATACGCAAGTCAAGATATGTTCGATCCAGATGACAAAATTTCAGGCGGACAAGGCTTCGTTTATGCAAGTTCTATCGTAGTTGCTATGAAGAAATTGAAGTTGAAAGAAGACGAAGACGGTAACAAGGTTTCGGAAGTAAACGGTATTCGTGCCGCTTGTAAGATTATGAAAACTCGTTACGCAAAGCCTTTTGAAACACTACAAGTAAAGATCCCATACGAAACAGGTATGAATCCTTACAGTGGTTTAGTCGACTTGTGCGAGAAAGCTGGATTGTTAAAACAAGAAGGTAATAGACTCAAGTGGGTTGATCCAGATACAGGTGAGGAATTCAAATTCTACCGAAAAGAATGGAAAGATGATAAATTAGATATGATAATGGCAAAATTCCATATCAAACCTACAACAACTACCATTCCTGAGGAGACAGAAGAAAATGTTGAATGAGACACAAATCGGTGACATCTGGTTGCTATTCGCAGATTATATTGACAAAAAAGTAATTGACAGTGTAGCTGAGCGTTATGTAGATTTACTAGCCGATTTCGGTACTAGTGATCGTGTAATGCAAAATGCAACAGGCGTCGACGGTGTCCTAGATTCTGCAATCGAATATTATCTCGATGAAGAGTCTGATGAAGAAGAAGAAACAAACTATAACGAAGAAGACGAGGATTATTAATGGGTTGGTATTCCGATATAGCTAAAGATATCAGCAATATTCCTGCGGCAGTGGCATTCTACGAAGCAGAACTAGTTGAAGCACGAACCGAAGTTAAACTTGGTGGTAACGTAGAAAGAGCCAGTGCATCATTACCAGGAATAGTTGAACATCGATTCAGCCAATTGCAAGAAATTGAAGCCATATTGGAATATCTTAACATTGAATTGCGTCGTTTAAAAAGTAGTTTCTTTAGAAAGTATTTGGAAAACTATCAACGTGCTCTTAGTAGCAGAGATTGTGAACGTTACGTGGAAGGCGAGGCCGATGTTGTTGATATGGAAAAAATTATCAACGAATTTGCCTTGCTAAGAAACAAATGGTTGGGTATCACTAAAGGTCTTGACCAAAAACAATGGCAAATTACTAACATTGTTAAATTGCGTGTTGCAGGTATGGAAGACGCTAGTTTATAATCAATCTGCTCGAAACAGAGACCATAGGCCTTAAATAATATTGAGGCCTATTTTTTTAAAAGGTTGACCTTTGCCTCAAGTTAGCGTATACTTACTAATATGACGACTATTGATAACTTACTATTAAAAATTGTAAACTTTACTTCACCTGCAATCGAAGAAAGATTGCACAATCGAGACTCTAAAGTGTTACGTAGCCTTGCTACATCCATTACTAGTTGTTTTTTCATCACAGAAAACCAAAGTAGATTGTTAATGAAAATTCTCAAGGAAAATTCGGAAAAATTGCCAGATTTTTCTCAAGAAATTTCAGAGGCGTTATCTGCTCCAATGTGGAGTCACGCATTTAGACAAATAGAACAAGTCAAAAAAATATACATCAGTAACAATGATGACGGCGATTTAATGTTGACTATAGATTTTAGTTTTAATTCGCAAATTCGTAAAATTATGAGTGATATTGCGAAAAAATGCGAAAATTTAGTGGTGACAAATGCCGGGAAAAAGTACTATGCAGACCTCACAGAACACAATATTGTAACACTAGTGGAAGCATTAAAACCGCATGAATTTGATATTGAAGAAAAAGTAGAAAATTACTACAATACCATAAAATCGTGGTCAGAACCCGAAATTCGTGGTCAGTTTTTAATCACCAATATGACCAATCAAAACTTTCATAAAGTCATTACTGCTGATTTAGGAATTTCAACCTCCATCGATCAAAACATCATTAATGACAGAAGTATGCGTTATCAGTATTTTACAGAAAATGTGAAAAATCATGGTGAAACGCTGACCGAAGTCATTGCTAACAGATCAAAGACTAGACTGTGGATTGATAAAAAACAGCACTCGGTTGGCAATATTATTTCCAGTTTAATCGATTTAAAAAGATTGCCGATGTTAGTGGTCTTCGATACACTTGTCAATAACAAGTACTTAGAAAACCTGAAAATTTTGTCGGATGCATTGGAAGAAAACGGAATTTTTGATAACATCGGTATTTACTTTCGACTACCCAATGACGACTTAGGTAAACAGTTTAACGGTTTGATTGCAGACAAACACTACAATCATCAGTTGGATGAAAATTTAAAAGTTGCATGTGTTATGAGTGGAAAAATACCGAAATTTTTCCTAAAAAATGCCTGGAGACCTATGAGTGTACTTGCGCTAGATAGCCGTATGGGTATGCGACATGGAAAAACTGCTGTATACTCTAATTGTTGTGATTTAATTGTTGAGTGGGCAGAAGAACCGTCTGCCATGGATATAAAGGCAATACTGCGATGACCGTAAAATTAGTGATTCTAGACGAAGTTAACATAAAATTTGAGAATTTATCTCTCGAAGCTCGCAAACGTTTGGCCAATACATTTAAGTATGAAGATCCAACTGCACGTTATCGGCCTGCTTATAAATTAGGTCGATGGGATGGTAAAGTGTCGATGTTTGGCCTCGGTGGAAATGGCTATCTTAGCCAGCTAGAAAAGTGTCTTAGCATACTTTCAGACATGGATATTGATATCGATGAATTAGAAGATTTGCGAACAACTCCTAAAATCGAATTTACACCTGTGACTGAAACATACTGGGCAGATCAAGGAAAAGTGTGGCCAAAAGGTCATCAACAAGAAGGTAAACCTATCATGTTGCGTGACTATCAAGTTGACGCAATTAACACATTTTTATCAAATACACAATCGTTACAAGAAATTGCAACAGGTGCAGGAAAAACAATTACGACAGCAACATTAAGTCAACTTGCAGAAAAATTTGGTCGTACAATTACTATTGTTCCTAATAAAAGTTTAGTAGAACAAACAGAAGAAGATTTCGTTGCAGTTGGGTTAGATGTGGGTGTTTACTACGGGGATCGCAAGGATCTTAATAAAACACATACTATTTGCACATGGCAAAGTTTAAACATATTAGATAAGAAAAGTAAGAATTGGGATGCCGATGTGGCAATAACATTAGCAGAATTCTTAGACGGAGTTAAGACTGTTATTGTCGATGAAGTACATATGGCAAAGGCAGAAGTTTTAAAGAATTTACTCACACAAAATTTGTGTAACGCACCTATACGTTGGGGATTAACTGGTACTGTTCCTAAAGACGAATTTGAAGCAGAACCTATTTTTGCTAGTATAGGTCCAGTAGTTGGCGGCATTAAAGCACACGAATTACAAGAGATGGGAGTACTTAGCAATTTACACGTAAATGTACTACAACTCATAGATTTACCAGAATTTAAAACATATCAAGAAGAATTGAAATATCTTGTTACTAACAAAGACAGGATGACATATTTTAGTAGACTTGTTAAAGGCATAGCAGATTCAGGCAACACATTGATTCTAGTTAATAGAATCGATACAGGCAAATTATTAACAGAAATGATAGAAGGCGCAGTGTTTATTTCAGGTGAAGTTAAAGGAAAAGACCGTAAAGAGGAATACAAAGAACATGCAACAATGGATAATAAAGTTACGGTCGCGACCTTTGGTGTCGCGGCTGTTGGAATTAATATACCTAGGATCTTTAACCTGGTTCTTCTTGAGCCTGGCAAGTCGTTTGTCAGGGTTATTCAGTCGATAGGACGAGGAATTCGTAAAGCAGAAGACAAAGACTTTGTACAAATCTGGGACGTAACTTCCACTTGTAAATTCGCCAAGCGTCACCTCACAACGAGGAAAAAATATTACAAGGATGCCAAGTATCCATTTACTTTAGAAAAAGTGGATTGGCAAAAATAAGGAATTATGCAGATATTAACATTAGACAACCAAACATTTTCATTAAACAATTTACCAGAAGAGGTTGATGAAAATACTAGATTCGCTGTATTAGATAACAGCAATCCGGCAGATCCAGATTTTTTGTTTATGCCGCTGATATTCTTAGAAAGTTTTAACGCACCAGCTATGGTATTGCGCATCGGAGATGATGAAATAGCTATGCCACTTGATTGGTGTATAGCTGTAGGAGATAGCACTAGTGCTTGTGACATTGAAATTTTACCTTTAACTAGTTTAAATGATAGAGGATTTGAAGCATTGTGTTTTAATCCATTAAGTTCGTTTAGGGTAGAGTTTAAAAAGATAGAAATTGTAAATTTTTATAATGATGTTAAATGGTATTTTCCTAAAATGAAAAACGGCCAATTATTATCAACTCCTACACGTTTTGGTCACAAGCCCGACTGCGTATATTTTGTTAAAGAAATATCAAAACAAAATGAAATTATTCAATTGGATAAAATACTATGAGTTTAAAGATAGCATATTTTCAACCTACTGTTATTTGTATTGACAATATTCCTCCCGTGGAGTTTAGTAAAATATATACGTTAGTAGAAGCATTGCATAGCAGACCAGAACTAAACGATTCCGGCAATCCATTGATTAGCATTCGTGGCGGACAACAAATACAAATTTTTCCTAATGACAAATTAGATATAGATGTTTCTTGGTTATTAAGTTATATTAAAAGTATTTGTCAAGGCTATTTAGAAATTATTACACAACAAGCTGGTGTAAACGATCTAAAACTATGTGACATTATGATTAATAGTGTATGGACTATTCGACAAACAGAAGGCGAATATCAAGAAATGCACACACATCCTGCCGGCAATTTATCTGGAAATATGTACATTAGTGCCCCAGAATTAGTTGAAAACAGCCAACCAAGCGACAGTCAGATATTATTTAGATTACCTGCAACTAGAGATATTAACAGGTTTGTTATGACTGATACTTGGAAATATAGTCCAACACCAGGAACTGTTTTAGTATTCCCAAGTCATATTCCGCACACAGTATATCCTTGGCGCGGCCAGGGCACACGTACTGTATTGGCTTTTGATGCAAGGTTAATTCCAAAGGAGGATCTATTCAATGGGGACGCTTAAACCAGGTGTTACATACGTTTATGAAAGAGACAATGGAGTTGTATATTCTCGAGAATTTGGCGCGGCGCCTGATACACGACAAATAGTTGGTTGGGAATACGATCCTGTAAACGGACATAAAATCGATCCAGAAGAAATGAAAAGATTCGATGTACGCAGAGCTACTGGCGATAAAGAATTGGCTGATCATAACGAATGGATTAAAATTCGTTTGGCAGGAAAAACCAATCCCGCTTTACAACAAGCTATAGATCGTGTTAAAATACTATATAGACTAAGCGTAGAAAAATATGAGTGATAAAATCGAATTAAAAGAAAAGATAGCATTTGTAGACATGAACGTTCGTGCGGCTTGGGACGAAATGACCCCCGAACAACAAAAGAGTCTCAAAAGTGAATTCTTTATTTTAAACAGATATATCAGTAGTGCTCAAGATCAAAAGCGAGATATACAAGAACATTTTGTATTAACAGTTAACGAATATTTTAATAAAAACTGGAACGATTTACAAAAACATCCTAAACTATTATGGTTGTTATTGTGTATGTGCAGTTGGAATGGTGAAAAAACATTCTATCATAATTGGATTGGTGCTAAAAAGAAAACAGGCACTGGTGGCAAGAAAGTTAAATTCCTTGAAGAAATTTATCCTACACGTAAGAGAGACGAAATTGAATTGTTGGCGGCAATAACTACTGACAAAGAAATAAAAGATCTTGCTAGAAAGTACGGATTAGATGAAGCTACTATTGCTAAAAAATTAAAATGATGGCGTTAGTTAATCAACCTTATGTATGCGGTCATTGTAACAAAGGCTTCATGCAGGAAAAAACTTTAGCAGTACATGTTTGCGAGCAAAAACGCAGATACTTGTCGCGAACAGAAAAACATGTTATACTAGCATTTGATACATTTCAAAAATTTTATAAATTAAATCAACCTAATTCTAAACAGGATAAAACTTATGAAGATTTTAGTAAAAGCCCTTACTATAATGCTTTTGTTAAGTTTGGCAGTTTTGTCAGCAATGTTAATCCTCTCTACCCGGACAGGTTCATTGACTGGGTTGTACGAAGCGGCGTCAAGTTGGATCACTGGTGCAGAGAAGACCTCTATGACGAATACGTCTTCGACCTTATTAGAAACGAAACAGTCGAAACTGCCCTCCAAAGAACAATCCAAACGATGATGGCTTGGGCAGATGATCATAACGCATCGTGGAATCATTATTTTTTATATGTTAGTTTGAGTCGTGCATGTTATGATATTAAGGATGGTAAAATTAGTCCATGGGTAGTATTAAATAGTAGCAGTGGTAAATTGATGCTACAAAAGTTTAGTGACGAACAATTAGGGCACATACAAAAAATTATCGATCCTCAATTTTGGGTTAGCAAGTTTAAAAAATTACCAGCTGATGCGGCACTAGTTAAAGATGTTGTTAAGGAATCTAATATATGAACTCACCCACAACTTGGTTATTACAGGACGGAACTATAGTTGAAGATATCCCTCAACAAAACCGTTGTCCTGATATATGGAAATTAGTAAACCCTGAAACTGAAGAAGCATATAATCCTACAAAAGAAGAACCTAAAAAATGGGTACACACGGACTTTTAAATGCCAGATATTGACATCGACTTTGCTGACAGAACTCGAGCTTTAGAAGTTTTAAAGCATATAGATGCACGACTTGATACTGATAAAAAACATAATACAGGTGTGTACGTACAAAGCATACCATATAATCCAGTAACAGGAATAAGTACAATAGAGTATAAAGAAGCTGAGGAAAGGGGTTATTTTAAAATAGACTTCTTAAATGTCAGCGTATACGAAGGTGTGAAAAACAAAGCACACTTGACACAACTATTGGAGACTGAACCGTTATGGGATTTGTTAATAGACGACAACTTCGTCAACTTGCTCTTTCACGTCAACGGGCATGGTTCTATCTTGAGACAAATGAAGCCTACCTCGATAGAACAGTTGGCCGCAGTTTTGGCTATGATTCGCCCAGCCAAACGTTATCTGATTGGGAAAGACTGGCCGACAGTGATGACGGAAATTTGGACGAAACCGGAAGGGGATGAATACTTCTTTAAGAAGGCACATGCTATTGCTTACGCACATGTGATTGTTGTACAGATGAATTTAATTTGTGAAAGTATTAGCTACGAATTCAGTTAACGAGTTTTACGTACTAATTGAACACTTTTACGTTTTACTCGTTTTAAAGTAAGGTTCATTAAATTTACAACCGGCCCTAAAATAACCCTAGTATCTTTGCTGTTAAATGTTTTAATAGCATACGCAAATGGGTGTATTTGATCCTTACAAAATACATTTATTGGGAATTGACGATTTGATTCCCACCACCATGCTTCTCCTATTTCTAAAAAGCTAGTTTTCTCTTCAGGAGTTCGAAGTGCATTTAAGTCGTAAAAACTAGTGACAAATTGATCCTGGTTTATTATAATACCGATATATTCGGTTTCACCGTAGTTTAATACGCTGATAAAAGGTAAATTGTGTTCTATATTGTCTCTTAGTTTTGCCATAAATACTATTATTAAAGGTTCCTGGGTAATGCAAAAAGTTCAAAGTTATTTATATCCTAACAGAGTTATACTATTGGCTGATGTGGCAGGATTCACTGTGGAGAACAAAGTCGTGTATGCAAGAAATGTAAAAATATATCGAGGTGTTGATAATGTCATAGAATTTGACATACAAAACGCTGACCAAAAACGTATAGACTTAACCACTCTATCTAACATAGAAGTTAATGTAATGGACTCCGGCGGCAAAGCATTATCTAATAGCCCATACGCTATTTCATTAGTTACTTCTGCATCAGCAACAAACGCTAATGTTACTGCATTAGTTCCAGCATCGAAAGTTACTTCCACAACAATCACTATGCCTACGTCTGACATAACAGGTACATTTGGAGTAGGTTATATTTTAAATGGCACTGGCATTTCCGGGCCCGTAGTAGTTAGCGGTGTTAGTGCAGATGTTGATAGCGCAACTACAACATTAACTGTAACTTTTCCTAATCAAACAGTAACAGCTCGCACTAACATCAGCATAACTAATGTGGTCAAAGGTCTAGCTACTTGTACAATTCCAGCATCAGATTTACGGGATTTGAACGAGCAATATTTAAATTTTAGCGTTACTGCTATGCAAGGTAGCAACACTATTCCATTGTATTGCGATAGCCAGTTTGGTGCTGTAGGAACTTTAGAGTTAGTTGGCAATGCAACACCAACATATCGTCCTAAAACAGTATACGATAAATTTGTTGGGGAAATTAATTTCTTAGGCAACGTTACTAATCACAGTCCTGCAATACCATGTAAATTCTACGAAGCTGAAGCAACACAGTACATGAATTTTGAAGTTTATCTAAATAATTTTGTCGGTAGCGTGTATGTTGAAGCTACAGAAGATATGAACATTTCTGTAAGTTCATTTTTGAACGCACCTCAACTCCAATCATTTACTTGTACTACTCCAACTACTACAACATTGTCTTTTAGCAATGTTCCAGTATCGAGCACAGGTGGCCAATACAACTACATGCGTGTAAGTTGGCTATATCCAGATGTTTGGCAATATGGTGGACAAGATCCCACTGTTACTTACGGATCGGTTACCAAAGTTATTGCTTGTTCTTAATTATTCTGCTATAATAAGGCATGAGCCTTATAGCGGATACATTACTTACTTACTTACCTGCAAAGCGTAAACACACTCCAAGCGGTTGGATTGGGTTTAATGCTGTCTGCTGTGATGACAAAAGACAGCGAGGCGGGTTCATTGTCAACGGCGGTGATGCAGTTAGCTATCATTGTTTCAATTGTGGATTCAAATGTAGTTGGCAACCCGGCAGACATATAAGTCAAAAAATGAATAAGTTCATGCGTGATTTAAATATCCCGGATGATGTTATTGCCCAATTAAGACTAGAAGCATTAAAACTAGATCAAAATAATACAGCAGAAATTCGTAGTATCATTCCAAAGTTTGATGTTCGTGCTTTGCCTATGGATAGTCAACTTATTACAGACTTATTAAACGACCCTCCAGAAAAACTTATACCTGTATTAGAATACATGGTTAGTAGAAAAATTTATCCTGAAGAGTTTACGTTTTATTGGACACCTAAAGTTGGAT